TACTTGGGACACCGACGAACCGACCGTTGGTACTGACCAACTGAAGGCCGGCACCACCCGCCGCTCCTTCACCGTAGAACGCTACTTCGGTGACATCCTCACCGCGGACAAGCCCTTCCACCGCTTCACCGGGGTCGAGTTTAACACCCTGCAGCTGCAGATCAACGCTAACGCGATGATTACCGGCACCATCGGGGTGGTCGGCAAGGACATGGTGACTGACACCGCAATCATCACTGGGGCGACCTACAACCCCGCGACCACGACCTCGCCGCTGGACTCCTTCACCGGTACCCTGAACGAGAACGGCACCCCGATCGCGGTCATCACGGAGATCCAGCTGAACCTGGACAACGGCCTCGACCCGCGCTTCGTGGTTGGTTCGAAGACTACCCTGCTCCCGTCCATCGGTCGCTCCAACGTCTCCGGTACGATCACGGCCTACTTCGAGAACAGCCTGCTGCTTGAGAAGTTCATCAACGAGACCGAATCGGACATCGAGTTTAACTTACCCGACGGCGCAGGCAACAACCTGAAGTTCATCCTGCCACGGATCAAGTACAACGGCGGCCAGCCGGACGTGCAGGGAGAGGGTCCAATCACCCTGTCCATGCCGTTCCAGGCCCTGCTGGACTCGACCACTAACACCAACATCATCATCGAAAGGACCCCTGCCTAATGGGCAAGAAAAACACCGGCCTTGGTATGGAGGCCTTCTATACTCGGGAGCGGGCGAATGAGGGGGTCGTAATCCCCCTCTACACCCCGGACGGAACTAAAACAGAGCACTGGCTCCGCATCCGCGGCGTCGACTCGGACGCCTTCCGCGAGGCCGAGGCCAACAGCAAGCGCGACGCCTTTCGTGTGGCCAGCATCGAGGATGCCGTGGAGCGCGCTAAGGCCATCCAGGACGCCAAGCTCGACCTGATCGCGGCGCTGGTCATCAGCTGGTCCTTCGAGAAGGAGTGCACCCCTGAAAACATCAAGGAGTTCTTCCGACAGGCCCCCCAGATTGCCGACGCTGTGGATCAGATTGCGAGTAAACGCGCCCTTTTTTTCGAGAAAAGGTCGAGCAGCTCGGTAAGTACGCTGAAGCGCAGTTCCGGCTCGACCAGAAGCCAAAAGGATCCAAGCAAACCCTCCGAGAAAGCCTAATACAGGTCTGGAAGACGCTGGGGCGAAAACCACAACAATTGGCCGATGTCCCAGAACTTCCGCAGGAGCTTGAATATGTGTGGGAGTGGTATCGCGAGGTGTGTGGCGGGGAGCCCCTGACATATACCGAGCTGCACCACTGGTCGAAGGTTACCGGCAAACGCCTGCAAGGGTGGGAGGCGGAACTAATACGGTCACTAGATCGTATCTTCTGGAAGGTGCTGAATGATCGATACCACTAGTCTTGAAATCCGGATACTCTCTGATCAGGTAGAGGCGGCTAACCGCCGCTTGGAAGTCCTTGAGAGGCGGGGGCGGGGAGCCGAACGGGCCACCGAAGGGCTGACCTCCTCCTTCACTAAGCTGCTAGGCCCGCTTACAGCGGCCGTCAGCGCCATGGGCTCCCTGAACAAGCTAGTTAGTGTTCAGCGCGAGTTTGACGTTCTTAATGCGGGTCTGATCACTGCCACCGGTAGTGCGGAAGATGCCGCCATCGCCTTTGAAGCCCTTACGGATTTTGCTGCCCAGACCCCCTATGGGCTGCAGCAAGCAGTCGAGGGCTTCACCAAACTAGTTAACCTTGGTCTGACCCCTAGCGAGCGGGCACTTAGGTCCTACGGGAACACCGCTTCTGCTATGGGTAAGGATCTGATGCAGCTTATAGAAGCTGTCGCGGATGCCACCACCGGGGAGTTTGAGCGTCTTAAAGAGTTTGGTATCAAGTCGAGGGTAGAGGGGGACCGGGTCTCCTTTGTCTTCCGCGGGATGACCACGACCATCGGCAATAACGCGGCCGAGATTGAAAAATACCTGATGGACCTTGGCGAGAACGAGTTCGCCGGGGCTATGGCTTTGCGGGCGGCCACCCTTGACGGGGCTATCGCTGAGCTGGGGGATACTTGGGACGGGCTGTGGCGCGCTATCAACGAGATGGGGGTGGGGGAGGTTATCGAAGATTCGGTGCGCCTCGCCACCTCCGCTCTAGAAGAGCTAACCGCCTGGATCGAATCCGGTCAGGTGGAAGCCTTGCTGGAGTCCCAGCTAGTACAGTGGCGCTCCTGGGGCGAGGATATCGAACGCACCATTGCCATTGTTACCGAGTTTATCAAGGAGAACTTCGGGCAGTGGGAAGACGAGGGCGAGGGGGTGGTTCAGTTTCTGATTGACGCCTTTACCAAGCTCCCTTCCAACCTGCGGGCGATGGTCCAGATCCTGACGGTAGAGTTTGCGGCCGGTATGGACCGGATGCTGGCTACCGCCCGGTACTGGAAAGAAGCCACGCTGGCCATATTTACAGACGACACCATTGATGCTGCTTACCGACGATACCTGCGGTCCGTTGAAGCTATCAATAGTGCCCGTTTTGGTTCCATCGATGCCGCCCTGCAGGAAAGGGACGCCAGTATCTCGGCTAGCGACGCGGCTATCGCCAAGTCTAAAGAGCTTCGAGAAGAGTACGACCGTAACCGTGAGGCTGCTCGTGAGGCTGCGAAGGAGCAGGACCGCTTAGCCCGCTTCCGCGTTGGGGCTGATGGTAGCGCCTCGTCGGATGTGGACAAAGCGGATGTGGACAAAGCGGCTCAAGCGGCAGCGAAGAAAAGGCAGGACGAGTTCCAGCGCTTGGTGGAATCCTTGCGTACTGAAGAAGAAGCCATCGAGGCATCCTACCAGAAGCGCAAGCAAATCATCGAACAGAACACCGCTGCAGGCTCCGGGCAACGAACGGACCTCATGGCCCGACTGGATTCCGAGTATGCCGAGCAGCTGGCCAAGCTCCAGGAGGCCAAGGGCCGCGAGCTAGAGGAGATCCGGCGCTCCCTGCTGTCTGAAGAAGACGCTATCCGGGAAAGCTACGAGCGCCGTCTGCAGATTGTTCTAGACAATACCGCGGCAGGGTCGTCCTTACGCGAGGAACTGGCCGCTAAGCTGCAGATGGAGTACGATGACCAGCTGAAGCAGCTGGAGGAAGCCAAGCAGCGCGAGCGGGACAGCCTCTACAACAGCCTGCTGACCGAGGAGGAGATGATTGCCCAGTCGTACGAGCGGCGTAAGCAGGCCATCTTGGAAAGCACCGCCATCACCGAGACCGAACGATTGGATCTGATAAAGCGGCTCGAGGAGCAATACCTCAATGAGATGGCTGCCATGGAGCAGAAGCGCATCCAGACCCAGCTAGCCAGTGCCTCCGCCTTGTTCGATGGGCTGGCCGGACTGGCGAAGGCGTATGCGGGGAAGCAGTCCCAAGCCTACCGGGTGCTGTTCGCTATTAGCAAGGCCTTCTCCATCGCGCAGGCGGCGATGTCAATTGCCACAGGCTTGGCCAAGGCACAGGAGCTGGGCTTCCCGGCCAACCTGGCTGAGATGGCGCGCGTTGCCGCCGCCGGGGCCTCCATTGTCTCCCAGATTCACGGGGCTAACTTCTCTGGTGCCTATGACAAGGGGGGTAACATCCCGGCTGGTAAGATCGGGCTGGTCGGAGAGTATGGCCCCGAGCTGATCGAAGGTCCGGCCAAGGTGACGTCCCGGGCGGAAACGGCTAAAATGCTCAAAGGAGGCGGCGAGACTCCCCAAGCAGCGCCCCCTGTGGTCAACGTCCGCAACATCAACGTTCTAGACCCCGCTGTGGTGGGCGATTACCTGGGCACGGACGAAGGGGAGCAGCTCATCATGAACGTCGTCCAGCGTAATCAACGCGCGCTGGGCTTCTGAGGAGAAATACATGGCACACGAAGTAGGAACTGCCTCGAACCTGGAGGACCTGTTCGGGAAGATCGTGAGCTTCCTGACCACCGACGCCGCGCTCGTTGCGGCGAACCAGCAGTGGCAGGTGCTCCGCCAGTGGCGTGACAACGTCGTAGGGATCAGCGTGACGAGCCTGGTGGAGGATGCGACGTACAACAGGCGTCGCATCCTCCACAGCTTCCGCTACGACCCGAGGTCACTTGGCACGAACGCGCAGACGGGCCTCACCGGCCACGTGGCCTGCTCGAGCTACGTGGCCGGTACTAGTCAAATCACCATACAGCTGCGCACGGCCAAGGAGGTCG